TCCCGTTGGTGCCGCGCGGCATGACGGTCGTGCCACCGAGTCCGGGGATGATGGAGACCTGCCCGCCCTCGTATTTCCATGCCTGAATCGATCGGCGATCCGGGGTGGTGACGGTCCCCACCACTTCATTATCGTTCCCGATCGCGGTGGCTTGGCTGTTGTAGCCGTCCACCGGGATAAGCACCATGCCGTCCGCGTTGGCCAGATAGGCCCGCTCGGATGCGGTCGTGGATCCTGTCTTCCCCACGATCCACTCTTGGTCGTTAATTCCAGCCCCGGAGCCGTCCGCTACCGGTGTCGCGATGTACTTCATTTTCGATTCTCCAGCCGAAGGAGCCTTTCTTCGATGGCGGTAAACCGGTAGTCGAAGTTGTTCCCCAGGTTCTTCGTTTGTTCTTCTAGTCTGGCGAAGCGTTCCGCGTTCTGGGCGGCGAACTGGGCGTTCTGATTCCAGAGGCTGTAGATGGCCCCGAGAATCGTCACCACCCCGACCACCATGGTGATAAGGTTGGCAGCCCATTGGGTCATATGTCGCTCCCTCACGCGTACCGCTCCACCAAGCCTACCTTTTGGATAAGCAGTTCAGATTGTCCTTGATCATTGCCTATGACGTCAAACGTTCGCTCGGGATCCCCCACAAGGTAGACCCGATCGTGCGGGCGAACATCCGCGCTGGAGTGGACAAAGCATTCCCAGGTCGCCGTAGCCTTGACGCCTTCGCCGATCAGGGCTTCCATGTCGCTCTTGTTCACAAGCCGCGCGGGGATCGTGGCGATCTTGCGCCAGGTCATTGTCTGCCCGCCCATGCCGTCTTGGTCGAGGACAGATCGATGGATCTCGATCCGGTCCGTGCAGAGCCGGGAAACGAACCGGTAGGAGAGCCTCTCGCGCAACTGGGGAGACATCAGAAGATCACCAGGGGCCGATACTTCTCGGCCATCTCGAGGCAATTGACGCGGAGCTGCGAAAGCTTGACGTCCGCGGCCCCGTCCTTCGAATCGATCTCGGTGGCCACCCGCGAAGCCTTGATCATCCAGCCTTGCCGTGTCGCGCTCCGAACGTCGTACCGCTCGACATTGGCGGGGCCAGCATCCACCCAGAGAAGCTGGGGATCGGATGGTCCCTCGGAAACGCACCATCCCTGGTACTGGTTTCCGGGCCACGTTGGCCAGTCCGGTTCCGTCGATGCCGTCGTACCTGCCCTGCGCGCCTCGTACACGCGCCCATTGGCCGTGGTGGGGATAATCCTGTCGCCCACCGCGTAAGCCGTGCTGGCGGTCCATGTCGAGAACCGGTCGAACCGATCCACCAGATCCCCAAGTTCGTCGGTGGTTAGCTCGGGATACGATCCCGAATCCACCCACAAGGAGACGGTGGCGATCGCTTGATCCCGTGACATGGCCATGATCCATTATCCCAAAAGAGAAAAGCCCCCCGGTGCGTCCACCGGAGGGCTTGGGTAGTGACGATGCGTATCAGGTGGACTGGAACGCACCAACAATCAGGGAGCCGGGAACCCGCGAAGCCGCGGTGGCGTTCACGTTCCCAACGTCGTGGGCGTTGAAGCCGAACCGGCAGGTGCCCTTGAACGCCAGGGAGTCTTCCACGAAGTACCGCTGATCGGAAACCTCGATGGTGACGCCGCGGCGATCGCCGAATGCCGTACCAACGGACAGGTCTCCCAGGAGGACCGCAGCGGAGCTGGCGGTATTGACCTTCGGCATATTCTGCACGAAGACCACCGGGTAGCCGTAGAGGGTCGGAGCGTTGCCGTAGGCGTTCTGGATCGCTTCGATGTTGTTACCACCGAGAGCATCCAAGCGCAGCCCGATGTTGTTGTAGAAGAACTCCTTGTGCATATACCACTTGGCATTCGCCGCGTAGGTGGGGAGCTTCTGCACCATGGTGCGGATGTTGGCAAGCGTGGGCTGGCCCGCAACCGAACCGGCATCGAAGAGGACCAGGCTGGCGATGTTGGCCTTGGTGGCGTTCAGGTTGTAGACCGCGCGAAGGATACCTTCGATACCGGAGGTCGAAGAATCGTCCGCGTTGTTGAAGACCACGCGATCCTCTTCCTTCGCCATGACGTATGCCATGTCGCGGGCCAAGGTCGCGCCGAAGTCGATCACCGAGTCCTCGGCCAATTCCTTCGAAACCTGGGTAAGGACCGCCATCTTCTTGGCAACCAACTGCACCTGGGCGAACGTAAGATCGGATGCGGTAATGGCCGTGTTTTCACCGGGGTAGTAGACGGTGGTCGAGCCGGTCGCATTCGGGACGTTCAGGATGTCCGAAGACATTGGGTAGATCTTGCAGTTCTGGCGGGCCACGCCGAACGCTTCACGAAGGTAGATCAGGTCGCTCGACAACGGATCCGGGACCGTGAAACCACCGGCGGTGGTCGTGCCTTCCGATTGTGCCTTGAGGTTGTTGGCAACCCACTCGATGGCTTTGCGATTGCCGAGAAGGCTCTGGGCCCACTTGCCCCAGGCATAGGCCTTGAAGTTGGCTTCATCGCGGGTGCCGGGGAGCGGATTCTTGCCGATCGTGCCGCTCTTCCAGGGCTCGTCGATCTGGACAGGCTTGGGGGCAACCGGGGCCATCTCGCCGAGGGCTTTCACGGCTTCGATGCGGGCGGCGATCTGCTCGGCTTCGGCCATCAGGCTCTTGACCTGGGCCATGTCGGATTCGGGGTTGTTGGCGAGTTCACGCGCGGTCGCAAGGACCGTGGCGCGCTTCTCGATAAGTTGTTCCACGCTCATTTTGAAAGCTCCATCAGGATATTCAACCGCTCGAGCAGGGCTTCCCGCTCGGCGGTGTCCACGGCTTTCGCCGCGGGCTTGTCTTCGATCTCCGTATCTTTGATCCGGTCTGCGTCCCGCAGGGAATCCCAGATCTCCGGTGCCAGCCGTTTGGCTTCGGATCGGCTTAGGCCAACTGCATCCCGCAGCCGCCGTTCCACGCCCCGGAGGGTGTCCGGGGAGCATTGCTTCAAACTCTTGACGTCGAGGTTCAGGCTCGAGACCGTCGCGCCAGCTCGTGCGGCGAACTCGTCCAGGAGGGCGGTAACGAACGCCGCGCGATCTCCCTCGGGTTTCATCGCCACGCCCTCGATGCCAGACATCAAGGCTTCGTACAAGGCTTCAAGCCCCTCGTGCAGGATCTCGAACTGGATCCCGGAATAGACCATCCGGGCAAACTCTTCGGGAGAGTCGTCCATGGGAACCGGAGGCATCTCCTCCATCTCCTCTTCGTCCTCGTACTCGTCCATGTTGGCCATTTCGAAGATGCTCTTGACCGTGTTTCGCCACTCCGCGGGAGTGGGGGTGATCGATGCTTCGGCGATCGGCCAGCGGGTGATCTCCATCGCATCTCCCTGCGCCGCCTTGCGTTCGACCAGATGGCCAGCCGCGCCGCTCGAATAACCCATCTTGCCCTCCTTGGCCAGCTTCGCGATGGCTCGGGCGTAGTCGTCTGCCATGTCGATCTGGGCTTCGTACCAGAGTCCGACTTCATCCATCTTGATGTAGCCGGTCCCGATCGCCTTGCGCCCGATCTTCGAATCCATGCCGTGGTGGTAGTACAAGTTCAGCGGAACTCGAACGCCCTTGGCTGCGGGGAATCCGAAGTCCGTCCCTTGGGTGAAAAAGTCTCCCTCGAGGTCCGTCGCTTCCGGGTTTCCGAACCGCACCAGGTAGCCCTTGACATACCCGAGCCGGTCGCTCTTAACCGCATCGCCGAGGATTGCGTCCATTTCCATGCTCCTATTATCCCAATAGCCGCTTTAGCGGCACGATCCGGGTGGTCGGTCCCCATCGCGGATCATCGATCACCTCGACCATGTCCGAGAGTGGAGTCCCGTCCTTGTAAAGTTGCAGCCGCCTCGGGCCCAGAATCCCGAGGATCTCGTCCGGGTCGAGACCCCGCAGGATATCCTGCGGGGCCACCGATGGCGGCCGAAGATCCGGGATGGAAGGATCTCCCGTTATCTCGGCGAGACTGGGTGTCTTCGGGACCATTACACACCTGCAGTTGGGGTGGCTTGGCATGATTTCCCCGGTCTTGTGGAAAGTTCCCGAGAGAGCCAGGCAAGCGGTGCAGACGCGGGCATCCTGCGTCGCCACGCGCTCGTAACCAGTTACCGCCGGGCTCGACTCGTACATCTGCCGCTGGGCTTCCCTCGATGCCCGGAGCATCTCGGTGCGGGCGATGGTTTCGGCCCTCCTGCGTGGCAGGGTGGCCAAGGTCGTCATATCGCGGGCAACGGCTCGGGGATTCCGTCCCTGGGCCAAACCGCTGGAGAGGGTGAACCGAAGGCCATCCGGTACGGTCTGGGAGATCTCGTCAAAGAGGACCGCCAGCGGGGATCCGTCGCTGCTGAAGCCGATGAAGTTCTCGATGGTCTCGGGAGACAGGGCGGCAAAGTTGACAACGGTCTCGGCCAGCTTCGGGTTCCCAGTCGCGGTGTAGAGCAGTTGGCCGGTTTGGCTGTTGGCCCATTGGAGGGCCATCTGCTGGCCTTCTGAAACCACCCGAACCGATTCCGGGGCCAGCTTGTCGAGTTCGCGTTGGGTCTGGTCGATCAGGGATTCCAGCCGGTCGCGCATCGCCAGGGCGGCATCCGCAAGCGGTTTGCCTTCGGCTTCGCGCTGGGCCAGCCGCTCATCGAGGGCGGCAAGTTCCCGCACCAGTTGCTCGGATGCTTGGTTGTAGGCTTCCGTGAGCTGCGCCACCGTCGCTTCTTCGCGCTGGATCAAGCCGTTGCGGTAACGCTGGGCGGCTTGGTAGATCTCTGCCCGCTGGCCGGTGGCTTTTACCGATCGTCCGCTTCGATCGCGAGATCGTAAAAAGGGTGCGAGAGGTACGGCACCTCGGAGCCGTGGTGGTCGCAGCAATCATCCGCGGCCTTGCCCGGAAGCTTCTCCCCACGCATGATCTTGTCACGCAGCCGTGACGCCCAGGCTTGTCCGGCATCGCCGCCCCAGAGATCCCAAGCCACTCGGCCAGGAGAAGGGAATCCATCCTCTCCCTGCTCGAAGCCCTCGGCTTCCTTGTCCACTTCATGCCGGGAGAAGAAGGAGTGCATCCGAAGGATGGTGTCCTCGGAGATCAGTCCACCGTTCGCGATCTGGTTGGCGCGGGCCAAGCCCACGCGGGTGCCGCCGGGCTTGCCTTCTTCCTTCCACCGCAGGGCCCGGCGGGCGGCTTCCTGCATCGCCGCGGTGGGATGGCTCTTGATCGCAGGATCCGCGAAGGATCGTATCGATGGTTGAGGTTCCGCAATTGCGGCGGGTGCCGCCGTCGGGTGGACGATCCCTTCATCCTCGGCGGTGGGTTCCAGGCCCGCGATGCGCTTCGCTTCCGCTCGGTCGCAGATCCCCGCTTTGTAGAGCTTCTCGGCCCGCTCCGATTCCGCTTGCCGGTCGTCCGCAAGTGCGCGGACCCCGGACAGATCATAGGCCAGCCGATCGCCCTCTTGACTCTCGGCGAAGTCTGGCAGGAGGGAAATGGTGAGGGTATCGGAGATCGATCGCAGGAGGGGAACCATGCCGTCTTCCCACGCCGCCTGTTGGGCCCGCTCGTAGTTCGAGTAGGTGGACCGCTCCAGCCCGGAACCCAGCCCGAGGACCATGGGATTGATTCCCAAGGCCGAGCAGATCCGCTCCTCGGGAACCCGTCGCACCGAGTCGAGGGCAAGTTCCGATGGCGTGAGGGAGACCCGATCCATCTTGTACGGCCCGCTCATCACGACGATACCGCCCGCGTTGTCGCCCACCAGGTTTTCGCGGAGGCTCCGCTTGACCTGCTTCGCGTCGTCCGGGGAGATGTCCACCTGCGCGGAACCGGAAGCGTCGGGGCCCACGATAATGCTCGGCATGGCCCCGTTGTTCAGGAGACCGAACGCGGAGCTGCTGGCCATGTTGTCCGTGGAGATCTCCCGAAGGACCGACTGCACCGGAGATCGTCCAAGCCGAATGTCGTCGGGGTCTCGGCCATACCGGAAGTGGATGACGTCCACCACCGGCAGATCGAAGCTGCGGCCATCCGTCGTGTAGGTGTAGTGGGTGAGCGGGTTTCGTCCGTTCCCCACCGGTCTGATCATGTCCTGCGGGATGTACTGGAGGGCCACCACCGCGGAGCCGGGCCCGCCGATCCTCTGCTTTCGCAGGTAGGCGTTGCCGAAGAGTTTGTAGTCTTGGATCACCCAGCCCCAGAGGAGGTTCCCCACCATGCCGGGCTCGGGCTCGGCCAAGAGCTGGAGGATCGGATGCTCCTCGAGGGGCTCGGTCTGCTGGGAGTCCACCGTGCGAAGCACCTGCGGTTTTGCTTGTGGCCAGTTGCGGATGTACCAGTCCATGGCCGAAGCAATGATCGAATTCAGCCCGAGGTCACCGGCAACGGTGCCCCAGTCGCGGTGGGAACCAGGAAGGACGCGCCGAAGCATCGAGACAAGTTGGCCCGAACCGTACCCCGTAAGGTAGACGTCCCGCGATTGACCGAGGGGGAGGGGTAGTGGTTCGCGCGGGTTGGCGATGGCCTTGCCTAGGATGCGGTCGAATAGTCCCATGCTCAATTGTCCCATGCCAAAGAGAAGCCCCTAGGCGGGGCACCTAGGGGCTTGAGGAGGAGTACTGGACTAGTTTACCTGCAAGATTCAATCCTCCTGCCGATCCATCGCATCACCGGCACCGCCATGCTGTTCCCGAGTGCCTTGTAGCGTGGCGAGTCCGGCGTGTCCTTGCCATTCGGCCGGATGTCCGTCCACCCGTCCGGGAAGCCTTGGAGGCGTTCGCACTCAACCGGGGTGAGTCGTCGCACCGCCATCGGCGTCAACACCGCCTCTACTTGGCACCGCTGGAGTTGCGCGGTAGGTCGCGGGACTGCTCCTCGGGCATCGCCGCCGGACTGCCACGAGAACGCCATCGGCTGTTGCACGGCCACAACGTTTGCTCCGCGGTCGGCACACGGGGAGGAATCATGGCGGTGCAATAGACTCCCCGCCACTGGGCCGAATTGAGTTACAGGCTGTTGCACGGCAACGGCGTGCGTCGTTCGGATGTCGCCTTGGTCGAAGCAGTTCACGGTGTTGGCTACGCCGTCGTCCACCCATGTC